GATGTCATCGGCAACCAGCCCGCGCACCACGATGTCACCCGCCTGAAGCGTCCACAGGCCTGTCAGGGTGTCGCCCTCTGCGGCCGCGTAGTTCTCCGGCAGGACGAACTGCTTGCCCTGTGGGGCCGATACAACGGGAATCCGCACGGTGTAGGTATCAGCGGACTGCAACCCGCTGTCGGTCACGCTGACCGCCTGCCCGCCGTACCAATTGACGCCGCAAATCTGTGTCCGGAACCATTCGTCGAGCCGGGTGGTTTTGTTGTAATGTCTGTTGTAGACGGTGATATCCGCATTTGTGAGCATCAGTCCAGCCCCCTATCCATGAGGCCGGTAAACAGCAGATATTGCTCTGCCGCTTCTGTCCATAGAGTCTCGAGAGTCTTCCGAATGTCGCCCGGGTCCTGGTAAGTAACACTGTCGCCGTCAACGCTTTCAGACTTTACCGATGCGGCGGGAATCGCGGCTTTTTCGGTTTCCGTGCTTACCTGCATGGCCTCGGCCACAGCGCAGGTCGCCATCTTCACGGCGTCTGTAACCGCATAACCATTGTTCAACCGGTTGTAGGTGAGCCTATCGATAAAAGCGGACGCCCGCCGCGATAAGGCGGCAAAGGCGTCCTGAGAAATCGAAGTACCTTTGTAGGTATTGGTGTAATAGGCATAGTCGGCGTATATCATCGTATTCCTCCTATGCCGCACGCATTACTGCGCAATCGGCAGGGTAATGGCAACCGGCACCGGCGCGTTCGTGACTGTCACAGTCGCGGACTGGGTGACATAGCCGGACTTCTTGACGGTTACCGGGTAAGTACCTGCGCGCAGGTGGAATACCGCAGTACCATCGGAGCCAGTTGTCATCTTGGAACCGTTGACGTCAACACGAGCACCGGAAACAGGAGCCGGGGTTTCGGCGTTGTCGGTTACCGTGAAGGTAACAGCATAGTCCGTGGCCGGAGTTGCCGCTTCGATGTATGCGAACGGAACATTCATGCGATCTGCGTTCAAACGGGTGGCCGGATTCGGAACAGCCCAGCCGAGGCGCATCACAACGCGAAGAGCAATCATGTCCTGCTGTGCAAGGTTGTAGATAATTTCCTTTGTAGACGGGTCCTGAATGACGCCCTGGTCGAGAATCTTTACGGTAATATCCTGCCTCATGGAGTAGACAGCCTGCGAGAAGTCGCCCGCAATCATCTGCGCGACAGAATCATCAAAGGCACCGTTCTGTGAGAAAGTCAGCGGAGTGCCGTCGAGTGCATACGGTGTAGAGCCTTTCATGTCGGATACGAAAAGCGGGCGCTGGTTGCCATCTTTCAGGCTGCGCAAGGCTGCTCTTGCTTTGACGGAAGCAATGATAGCGTTAACCATGTGGCCCGAATTTTCGACCTTTGCAATCAGGCCATCGGTGCCCATGATATTGTCATAGGTGAGTCCGCCCGAAGCAGACACGTTATTGCCTGCCTGCCGAGCCAGAGTGATGATGTCGTTCTGCCATTCATTCGGGCGATTGATGCCAAACAGAATAGCTTGGTCGATTCGCTGACCCATAGCCTCATTGACACGCGGAGTAACTTCGCCCATGATGTCATAGCTGGAATCCGCAAGGACCGCTTCCGGGATCGGGACAATAACCGCCAGTTCAGCGGCAGTCAGATAGACCTTATCCCACGCCTGCTGCGTTGTCTGCTTATACCCGGTATCGCCATTCACCCAATATGCTACCGGAAGCATATCAAGGACAGGAATTTTTGTCTGCTTAGATGTCATGTTCGGCAGCTTACGCATCGCCGAAAGCACCGCAGACTGTTTCGGTACATCCTGAAAGATTGTGCTGACAAGTCCTTCCTGAATAAGGGCTTCTGCCTGATCTCTTGTAATTGCCATATTTTATTACACTCCTTTTTACTGTTGCACGCCTCCGCCAAATGCTTCACGGAGGGCGTTGTTCATTTTTTCGTTTGCCGTGGCCGCGTCGGATTTTGTCCCAGGCGTCGGTCCGGAGAATTTCACTGTTGGGGTTGAATCTTCAAACAGGAATCCGGATTCTTTTTTGATGTTTTCAAGCTGTTCCTTGAGACCGAGAATCTTATCTCCATCAAGTTTGAGAGCGTCGGTTTTTAGGTGGGGCTTAACAGCCACAACGTCTCTTACTTTCGCGGCCCGCAGAGCATCATTGAGCGCATAATCAAATTTCAGCGCTTCAATTTTCTGCTGAGCTGCCTTTTCTGCTGCTTCGGCTTTGGACTTCCATTCCGGGTCGTAGCCGTTGAGCTTTGTGTTCGCGTCGTTAAGCTGTGTTTTGAGATTGTCCCGCTCGGCCGTCAAGGTCGAGATGTTGTTCTGCAGCTTTGTAAGGTCAGCGCCATGCAGGTCCATGATTTTCTGGACTGTTGCATCATCCGTAATGCCTAAAGCTGCCAAATCTTCTCTTTTCATTGTGAACCTCCTACACTACGCTTTTTACGTGGTTGCATCACTTGTGCCCCGTAGTTTTACGACGTCGGGCCGGTCAAATTTGGATATAAAAATAGCACCCGTGAAATTCACAGGCGCTAATTTAACCAAACGATTTTAGAGTGTTTTAAGTACATGTTTAATTTTAAGCATGAGAAAAGCCGCCAATTAAGGCGGCTATTTTTTATTCTTCTTATTGACCCAAACAGCCTTTTGAGCCTCGCTTCGACCAAATCCAAGCACTTGCTCGCGCTCACGCTGGCGGTCGAGACCTGTCTCTTTCAGAAATTCTCTAAGTTGCTTTTCCTGCCGTTTCAGTTTTACCGACGCTTGCTCGAAATCCTCTTTCATAGCGTTTCTGATTTTTTCGCTGTCGGATTTCATACCCTCGGAATATCCCGCAAGTTCTCGCTTTGTCTTACGAATCTCACGTTCCATTCCGCGCTGCATTTGCGTTGCGTCGTAATAGCTCACTGTTTTCTCGCCGACCTTAACGGTTCGGCTATTGTATTCCTTGAGTATGTTTCGCGGATACGCCGTTGCGGACAAACCTTCAAAGTAGGGATAGAAGCTGTGCCTGCAGTTCCATCCGCATAGGCCGTCGCCTGTTCCATAGCCCGTATTCTTTACGAAATCAGGATATTTCGTGCTGTTTCCCGACCTGCTGAAAACTCTGCCCTGCCACACCTGATGCGATGGGCGAGCGCCTGGATGTGCTGTTGTTTCTACAAGGTCACAGCCCATATCATCCGCATATCGAAGGGAAATCTGCGCGGCTGTCTGGCTAACGCCGGTCAGCGTTGCACGGCGGACGGCAACATCGAGCTGGTCTTTCCAGCCGGTCGGGTATTGTACCATTGTTCCGGCCTGAGCCGCTTTTCTGACGGCGTTTCGGATGGCGGTGATATAATCAAAAGCACCGCTTTCAACCTGCATCTCAGCCAATGTAGACGCTTCTATGAACGCTTGCTGTGTCGTTGTGGCCGTTGTCATTGTCAAGTTTCGCAGATGACCGGCTGTCTTTTGAATTCCGGCCTGCAACACGGCGGCTGCGGCCGGAGCCTGTCTAATCGGGATAGGTGAGAGGCCTGCGGCTTCGTATATCGCGAAGTCGTATTTCATAGCTTCAATTCCCGCATCTTCAAACAAGGCTTTGACCTGCGCGTCACTGGAACTGCTCATTTTGGCGACTTCCTTGATGATGTCCTCAAGCAGCATTCCCGCGTCCTGCAAACGCTGTGCCTGCCATACTGCAGATTCCGTCATGCCGCCGGTCTTAACAAGCCTGCGGACAATATCGCGGAGAATCGTTCGGTCTAATTCGCTGTAAAGTTCGATAATGTCCTCTGCGGCAGTATCGAAATAATCAGGCGGAAGCACTGTCGCCACCGCCCTGCCCGAAACCGAACGGATTGCTTAAATTTGAACCCGCCTCTGCTTCAATTGCTTTCGCATCTTCCTCGGAATATCCTTCGAATTCCTTTAGGTAACGCCAGAACGGGAACTTTCCCGCGAGAACGTACTGCCAGAACATCTGCTTCCGCTGGTTCGGGTCATTGACGATGCTGTCGTCCCAATCATAGGCGGCCTTGTATTCGCCAACCGGAGCCAGATTGTAGATTGTAACAAGCTGGTCCATAGCGTAAATCAGGTCGTCAAGTGCTGTCTGTAAAGCAAGCTGAATGTCGTGTACCGTGGAGAAGCTACGCTGTTTGCTCGCGTTAATTTCCGTTGCGGTCTTTTCGATACTCTGCGGGTCTGATAGCGTACCGTAAGCAAGGCCGCACTGGAATTCAATACGCTGCAAAATAGTGTTTAGTCCACGCCGATAGGATTCGTCACGCAGCTGCGGCGCGAATACCTGATAGAAGTTTTGGTCTCTTGTGGCGACATTTCTGCTACGATATAAGCGTTTCTGAAGTTGTGGGACTGTAGCCTCGCCATCCGGCTTATGCTGTAGCAAATCCTCGGCGATATCTACAGCCATCTGCCCGCCCTCGTATTCCCATAGGTAACGCCCGAACTGTTCATCCGCATCGCGTATTGTATCTTCCGCACCGGAATAGACGGAAACGCCCAAAGGACTGTGCCTGTCAGTGCGGTTTGCAGAGGGAACACGGAAGTAGGCGAAAAGCGGCCGGTCAACATTTTCAATGCTTACGATAGGCTGTATTTCAGCCCATTCCGGCACCGAGGAAAGCTCTATCGGGCTTCCAAGGGATATGCCGCTGCGACTCGCAAAAGCCTTATTCTCGATTATATGTACGCCGCCACTGAACTCATGGTGTTCTGCGCGGGTGTATATCATGTTTTTGCGCTTAATCTGCTCAACGAAGATTGCGCCGGTCATGCGGTTTGATGTGTCGAATGTGGTAGGGAAGAAGGAATCACCCTGCACAACATCAATCGCGATTCCGTTAGATGTTACATACGGCTTGAACACCGCGCCGCCCAGCGCGCATCCGACTTCGACGTGATGGCGAAT